GCCCGTTCAGATTGAGCGTGGAAGGTCCGTTGTTACTGTTCGCGACGGTCAGAACGATCGACATGCCCTGCGTCAAGGTGTTGACCGCTGGATTGAGGGCAGCGATCAGCGCATTTGTCGTGCCCGTATCCAATGCAAAGTCGAGAGCGTCGGTTTGAACTTGGGAGATTTGCGCATAGCGTGCATCAGCGGTCGTCTGACTGATCTTTTGCGTGAGCGATTCCGTGATGAACGGCGCGCCTGACACCAGAGCGATATTACCGGATGTGACTGTGGATTGGCCGTTTGCAACCGTGACGGCCCAAAGTCCGGTGAATCCTACGTCTGGTGCAGGTGTGACCTGCGTGCCGGTCGTTGCAGCCACGCCCGTCTTGATGGTGATGCTGCACAGGTCCTGACGGATCGTGTTTTGTGAGACGCCGGTATTGTTTGGCCCGGCCCAAGGAGTTGCTGGATTGGACGCGTTGTAATAGGGGAGAACAGCGGCGCCGGTATCGCTTTCGACGAAGGATGCCTGAATGAGATAAACGACCGATTGGCCGGATGTAACTGGCGCGGGACAGGCGAAATTCAACGTCCCTTTGTTGATGCCGACCTTGACGATTTGATGGGATGTGTCTGAAGCCAGCGACCCATAGGCGCTGTTGTCGATGTTCTGTTGCGAGAATACGCAGCCAGGTGCGACGTTCACCGTCAGCGTAGCGGGACTCGTCGGTGTGCAGCCAAGCCCGTAAAAGAGCGTGCCGGTTCCCATGACGCTTTGGGCAATCCAGCCGCTGCCAATCATGGCGTTCTTGTTCGTCAGGAGAAGGTCGGTGTCTTGGGGAATGGCCCCGACGTAAACGATATTTCTGTCCACTCGACGACTCCTAAAGTGCTGGGTTGTTCGTAATTTGCATCCACGCAATCGTGCCTTCGACCTTTGCGTCGGCGACCGCGGCGTAGAGATCTGCGTCTGTCACCAGGCCAGAAATCAACGACGGGCTCGCGTATTCTGTCTGGCTTCCGGTGTTGAAAGCACCTTCAGGGTTTCCATAACCCGCAATGAACGGCACGCCCTGACCAATTGGGTCATAGCAAGTGATGAAAGCCTGATACGGCAAGACCACGGAGCCATAGCCCCCCGCCACACCGTATCCGCAGATGTTCTTTCCGTATGCTCCGCAGTCCAGCGGACGCCAAGGCTCGAAAACGACTGGGGTTTGCCCGGTCAGGTCCGTCAGCAACTTGATGATGCCGTGGCGCGTCGCCTTTTCGCGAAGCAGATTCCTAAAAATACGAATGCGAAGCGATGCATCGGTTTCCCCGGTCCGTCGCATCAGCAACGCACCGAAATAATCGAACGACACAAGATCGAGAAACCCGTCCGTTGCCGTCGCGATTCGCGTTTGCAGTTTTGCATAGGCGATCAAGCCGTACAAAAGCGCGAGGCAGTATGCTGCACCGTTCAGAACCGCGTTCAGAACAGGGGCGTCATCCGCAAACCACCCGTTTGGCAGAAGGCTTCTCAACCTGGTGACGAAATCGGCTTGGCTTCCAACTGTCGCCATCTTACGTCCCGCTTACGGTGACGGTTCCGGCCCTGATCGTATGCTTGGGATCTGCGTCTAAATCGGCCAGTGAGCTGTTCAGCGTCACGTTCATGACGTTTACGACTCCCGGTATTCCGTAGGCGATTGCCGCGAGCTGCGTGTATGGGAGGCTGTTACCGAGCCCAAGATTGTTGATGAAGTTCGTCAGCGCCAGCGAGACATTGGCCGCCACTGCGTTCGGATCGAATCCCGTAGCAGCATCGATCTGCATATTCACATTCGCCGTTAGAACTATGGTCTTGAAAACCCCGTATTGGATCGTGAAACCGCGGACCGCTTCGATTGCTTGGCCCACCCGTGTGACGAGACTGTCAGGAGGCGCACCGCTTCCATCGTCGATCACGGCATAAAAGTACCCCGGCTGATAGGAGCCGTTGTAAGCAAAGTTTTCCGTCAGCGTCAGGAAGATCCCTTGCTGTACGGAAGCGACCGCGAACTGAATTGCTGCCTTGATTGCCTTTGAAAGCGAGTTGATGAATAAAACGAACCGCGCGCGGAACGCACTGTCCGATTCGGCGTCAATGCCATTCGAGAAAGCGCCTGCATTCGTAACCGTATCCACCCCTGCAATAGGCTGCGTGATGACGGTAACCGTGTTGGCCAGAACGTTTCCGGCCGCGCCTGGCGTCACAGCTTGCGCAGGGACGGTGACGTTTCCGATTCCCGGCGTCATCAGGTAACCGCCAGCCGCAGGATTCCATGCTGGGTTGGACGTATCGACCGTTACGAAGAAATTCTCTGTGCCGTCCTGACTCTGAACAGCCGAGTTTGGCAGAACGACCGCCGACCCGACCGTGGAAAAGCGGCTAAAGGTCAAATCCCCCACGGCGGCCACCGCGCCCAGCCTTGAGAGTCCGAAATCGTTCACGAACGAGTCGAGATCGGGACCATTCGAAGTCGCGGCGCGGGTGATCGTCAAAACGTAAGCGATCTGCGCCTGAAGCCATAAACCCATTCCGGCGACCGCTTCGACGATGGCGCGAAGAACCGAGCCAATCGTCAAGTTCAACGCGATTGTGGCGTTCGCCTGAATGGCCGTGACCATATTCGTAACGAGGGTCGTGAAATTCTGAGAATTGATACTCGCCATTTCCCGTCCCTATGCTGTGGCCGAGAAGCTCAAGGTCGTCGGCTGATTGCTGTCTGATTCGATATAGCGGATTGAGGCGGCTATGCCTCCGAAAAAGCTGTTGAAGTCTACTTGAGGCTGCGGATTCTGAACGACCGAAGCTTCAAGGTACATCTGAGTCCGGATCAGGCTCTCGATTGCGACTTGGTCTGTAACCTTGCCGATGGTTGCTGGCAATCCGGCGCCATACGTCGGGTTCCAAATGTAATCGGCAGGGTTGGTGAGCAGCCTGCGAAGAATGCGCTGCTGGCTTTCCTCAACCGAGGCTACGGTTTGTAGATCGCCGTTGCTTCCGAACTGCAAATCGCCACTGAAGTAGTGAAATGCATCCGGCATTCGGTTGTCCTCTTACGTTGGAATCTGCGGCGGATTCGGTGAGTGATGATCGCTGAGAATTCCGTCGGTGTATGTGTCAATGTGGTTGCTCTGGTACGAAATACCCACCCCGCCGGCATCCAAATTCGCCTTGTTGCCCCCATGTAGGATCAACTCGTTCTCCGCATCGAGATTGATCTTTCCCGCAGCGGTCATGTTGATGTCAGCTTCCGAAACAAAATCCATATCTGAGGCAGAATTGACCGAAACCTTACCGTCATTCGTAAACTTCAAGAAACTACCGCTCTTATGAACCCGCCACGACTCTCCCGAAGGGACTGGTCCAGGTGGACGCGTAACAGTGCTGTAAAAACGCTTACTGATATATCCAGCGTTCTTTCCACCCTCTTGAAAATGCACATCCACCACATCGCCAGGTGTCAACCCGAACACCTCACCCCATCCGTTGCCGACCCATTCGGTAGCAATCGGCAAAAACCCCGTTAAGACATTCTCAGGCTGCAAAAGCACTTTCGCGCAATACAGATCCGGATCATAGCTGTCTACGATTCCCATGCGCGTCGTCGCGCGTTGCGCGAGAACTCGCTGGCACTCGCGGCGGATGATGTTCAGGAGACCGGCGACGTTCATAGGATCGTCGTCGATTGCGTGCTGTGGTTCTTCGCCCGTGCCGTCATGCTGAAGTGCTCCGCTGATATCCTTCGCGTGATCGTATCCGGATAGTATTTCTGATCGAAACTCGTTCCTGTTCCCACAAGCTGGATCGGCGTCCTGATCGTCAGCGTGTCGTCGCCCGCCATCTCTGCGCTGATGACGCGCTCATGCCGGCTGATCTGCTCCGCCTTCCGCATGGCGTAATTCAAAGCGCCTTGATGGTCCAGATTCGGCACCGTAAACGAGTATGTCTGAGCCTGACCACCTGCTCGCTGGCCCTTCTTGGCCTGCGTCCTTTTATAGGTGACGGTGAAGGCTTTTTCTTGCGCCTGATTCCAACTTCTAACAACCACAATAATGTCCCGCGCCAGCGTCTGGCTGCGTTCCAGCTTCAGATTTGTCACGCTCGCATACTGGCTTGGGCTGTCCGAATAAATCATCAGATACGGCGAGACTATATCGAGATCAAGCGACGGCTGAAAGTTGAGCGTGTTGCCGCTGACCCATAGATCAAATCCCTCATGCTGGGCGAGGAAGATGAGAAGATCCCACTCCGACTGTTCACGCGTAAGATTCACTTGATCGACGGCGTAGAATGTCCCGACCCTCGTTTTCGTCTCTGCGATGTTGGCCTGCAAACCATGCCGCGCCGCGAGTGTAGCCGCGACCTGCGAACTTGTCTGGTTTTGAAACTTCTCGGTTGTCTTCGCGTCGATAAACACCGCTGAAAGATCTCTCCCGGTAAGCGTCAGGGCCTTCGTGATCGGGTTCATTTCTGCGTTGTCGATCTGGCCAAGGATGAACGGAACTCCGATCTCTGTTCCCGTGCCAATCGACACCTGAACGCGGTCGTTGACCGAATCTGCCCAATACGACTTACCGTATCCGGCGGGCATCCCCGAAAGCGCGCATTCCACCCGAAACGTGTCGGATGTGAAGTGCGAATTATTTGTAACCTCTGCCGAATAAGCAGGCAGAGCAACGGAGCCGTTTAGCATGACTTGCAGGAACGGCTTGCGGACCTGCGAACCCGCGGCCGGACTAGTCTGAAGCGGGGGGAACATAGATCCCTCCACCGGCATCTGCGTTGACGGCTGGAATGTTCAAGGCCACAAGGCCAGGAATAAATGTGTCAGGAACGCCGCCTAACGGTGCCAGCGTCCCAAGGTTGGCAAGCGCCAGCCTGTTCCATTGCGTTGCATCCCCCAGATACTTCAAGGCGAGCTGGAAAAGGTTTCCACCAGCGATATTGATCGTTTGCATTATGGCCCCGCAGTTGCGAGATTTTTGCCCATGACGCTCAACAGGTTGCTGAGCGGCACTAAGCTCGATAGCGACCCAAACGCGCTGGCCTGCCCAGCAACATTCGATGCAATTGTCTGGGGAGGTAATCCCGGCGTCGCACCGAACACTGATGCGGAAGGCGGAATCTGGCCTGACGCCGTGCTGATTGCCGTTCCCGTTACGCCTTGCGCCGAAACGATGTTTTGGTTCAGTGTATTCAACAATGCTGGATTCGCGCCCGTGATCGTTCCGATAGTGCTCACGGTCGATTGAATCTGATTTAGGCTCGCCGTCACTCCCGCAACATTTACTTCCGCGCCGAGATTCAGCGCCGAAGACAGATCGGTTCCGAACACCTCGTCGATAGTCTGAAGGAGGGACGGGATCGGGATCGTGTTATCGACCTGAACGGTCAGGCAGATGCGGTAGGGGATTTCTATGGGCGATTGGTAATCGAACGTGAACTTGCTGACGACAACCTGATAATTGAACGTACTCCAGGTCAGTTGAACCGGTGTTCCTGCAACGCGCATGGCGTTGAGTTGCTGGCATCGCTGCTCAGCTGAGCTGCCACGAAACCTTCCCGCCCATTCGATGTCTGCGTCGTCGCGGCCGAGTGCATCGATGATGCGGCTACCGCCGATGAATTTCTTGATGTCAAGCTTCTGTTCGCCGCCAGCCTTGATGGTTTCCGGGATTTCGAAGTCCTGGAATATGACCCCACCGAGGGTAAGAATGACCATCATGGCGATGCCGGCGTCATGGACATGGTTCCGTCAAACAGGCTTCCTGACGATGGATCTGTGTTCATTCCCTGATAGATGTGCTCCGAAACAGAATTGCCGATCTTCCGGCCATCCAGGTAAATCGGGTTCTGCACGACGATCCTGTTGTCCTGAGGAGGAGCCGAGATATTATATGCACCGCTTCCCGAACCGGCCACGCCGCTTACGTCATAATTCAGACCGGCGCCTAGACCGGCGACCTTCGCTGCATCCGTGTACTTAACGGACGATTGCGGAAACACTTCGCTCTTCGTCTTGCCGAAAATGTCGTGCCAGTGCTCATAGAGCTCATATGCCGCCGTAATGAGCAAACCGATGCCGACAATCGCAAGAGCGATTGGTCCGCTGATGGCGAAAACTACGCCCAACGCGCCCAACGCCAGCTTGAATCCCATAATCGCAGCGACACCAACGAGCAGTACGCCGCCGATTGCGAAAAACCCCGTTATCGCACTCGCCGCATACATCAAATCCCGCGCAGCATTCGGATGTCGTGCTGCAGCATCAGCCAGATAATTCAGAGCCTTTGCCGCGCCCAATAGGGCAGGAATGACAATCGGCACAAGCGCCCGACCCGCAGCGGTCTCAAACCGTTCCATCGCGGCGGCGTACGCAGCTTCCGCTCCAGCAGGCGTTTTCAGCGCCATTGCTACCAGTGCCTGGGTTCCCATCGCATTCTTGTCGATGGCTACGTTCTTGTTGATCTTGTCCTGCTGCATCAGCATCAGGGAAAACAGGTTTGAGCCGGTGCGATTGCCGAAGATCGATCCCATTTCGTTGATCATGGCCTGCTGACTCGTGATGCCAGCCGCCTTCATCGCCGGAATCAGGACTTGCTGCATCCAGTGATAAGGATCGCTGGTGTATTGATCGAAACCCTTCAGCGCACCCGGATGGATAGCCTTCACCTGGCCAATCTTGTCGTATTCGACGTCCTGTTTATTCAGAATGCCGAGACGCATCATCTCGCGCGCGGCGCGTACCGTTGCGCGGCCTTGGGCCAAATTGTTGTAAGCCGACATCGTGCCGGTGCCAACGCGATTTCCGCCCATTTCCTGAATGAGCGGTTCCATCGTGTAGTAGAACATCTCGTTATCGAGGAGACGTCCGCTCACGCCCGCGGTTTTGATAAAAGCCAGAAAGTCGCTGGGCTTGACCATGCCGCCGGTGCCGGAAATGACCTTCTGCATCATTTCGGCTTGCTTCAGGAAGGTGTCTGCGTCTTTGTAACCGCCCTTGATTTCGATGATCTTTTCGAGCGCCCGGATCTGGGCCGAATCCATCTTCATGCCGCCTTCGCCGAACACCGCTCTATTGGCGAACGACATCTGCGCGAACTTTGGCGCCAGTTGCATCGCCAGCTTCGGATCGCCCGTCACCGCCGTCAAATCCCGCAGCGTCGCCATCATCTCAGTCGATGACACGCCGATTACGTTCGTGGCGCGCGCGAAGTTGTCAGCGTTGCGGTTCATCACCTCGCCCAAGTTCAGAGCCTGAAAGCGGGCGAATGTGTTTTCGTACTGCTTGGCGACTTCGTAGGTTTTCTTCAGGATTTCAAATCCTGCGTACCCAACCGCGCCACTCACAGCTCCGAGCGTGCCGAGCACCTTGATGCTGTGTAGCGTGTTCTTAAGTTTCGTGGCTTCCGCGTCTGTCTTGGCGAAGTCCTTCGACATGGCAGCGAGCGCCGTGCTGACGGTGTTTGTCAGGGCGATGGTGATGCCAACTTTGAAGGCTTCGAACATTATTCAATCTCTATCCGGCCCTGGAAGACCTGTTTGCCGACGAGGGCCATCACGGCGCCTTCGCCGACGATATTGACGACGGCTTCAATGTTCTCGACGCCGGCGCTTCCAAAAGTCGAGCGGGGGGGCATTTTCGAGGTGCCCAATTCTTCCCAAACGGCGATGTCATTGTCAGAACCGACGAAGCCTTCGCCGTCTCTGACTAGTCGCTGCACCGAATCTCGGACATCACCGCTGCGTAACAAGGGCTCGTCTTCCGGATACCCCTGACGTTCGCGATCCTGTTTCGTGGACTCGGCCAGCTCGGCCCAGGCGACAAATTCACCCGCTTGCGGCTGGTATTCGCCGTACTTTTCTTTGACCTTCTCTTGAAGCAATTTCGTCGCGCGTTCGAGAGACGCATGCTCAGCCTGATGTACCGCCAAGGCCATCTCACCGCAATGCACAGCGGCTTCAAGGAAGCTGGTGAACTCATGGCCCATCACTTCTCCTTGATCCAGCACATGTTTTCGTAGTCCCAGCGGCCCCCTTCAAAAATTCCGAATATGATGCCAGCGGCGATCCGCTCGATTGGACTGAAGACGAATGGTTCGTGCTGCGGAAGCTCAGCGGCTATATGCCAGGGAACGCCGTTATGAACCAACCAGAGGACGCTCGGAAGTTCCGAGCGCTCGACTAGTTTTTTATTTCTTGCCTCTTCTTAAACTCATCGATGATCTTGGTCAGATCGCCCTCAGAGAAATGCTCGCCAATCGCCAGATTGATTTGGAGCAGAGCAGCATCGCCGAGGCGATCAGCGACCGCTTCGAGCGCCAAAACTGTCTGTGGGCGCGGGACGATTTCGCCCTCGATCGTCGCAGCACAATACGCGGGCAGCGCCATCGACAGATAGATTTCGTTCTTCGAGTTTTCTGCGCCGATGATGCTGCACATACGCATTCGGTCCATCGGACCCATGCGGCGAATGCCGACCGTACGGCCATCTTCCAGCTTTACGGAAACGACGCCATTCACCGGTGTTGTAGTCGGGGTCGCTTCTGCTGCATCAGTCTTCGTTTCCGTCGGATTGACCTTGACCTGCATTAAGTGACCTTGATTTTCGTGGTTGCGTTAAACGTGAATGTCTGCTCGACGCGGGCGTCGCCCTTCCAATCACCGGCATCATCCAGCTTCAGAACCACGCCAGTGTACTGCCATGTGGTCGTTGACCCGTCCGTTTCCGCTATTACCTGTTGAATGGTGCCAGCTGGGGTATTGCTTGCGGCGTAGTAACTGGCTTCGAGCGCGGCAAAGAAAGTATCGACCGATGGGTCTGTCCTGTCAAGCCTGAAGCTGCCTGTCCAGCCGTCTGGAATCTCGGCAAAATATGTCTTGCCATCCAACCGCTTGGATTTGATGTCGGTGAACATAGGCTTCGACGTGAAGCTGGTCATGCCGGTAAGCGTCAAGGGACCGGAAGCTGTCGTGATGGTGAGACTGACGTCTTTACCTACGTTAAAACCGGCTATCGCGGACATGGACTACCTCTTTGAGTTCGGGATTGGAGGAATTAAGCGGCTTCTGCACCGGAGCGTTGAATCACGACCGATTGACCGCCCTGCAGATTGACGATGAAGAATTCCGTGATTGCCTGGTATTGAACCTTGCAGTCGGCCTGTAGATAGCCGAGCGCCGTCCGCGAAAGCGGATTATTCGTGCCTTTGCCGAGGTCCATGATGACCTGAAAGTCGTTGATCATTCCGTCCGGAAGACCGACCGAACCCTGCTTGAGAGCAGCGAAGAACGAGTTCAGGGTCGCTTTCGTATCGCGGACGAGCGACGGTGTGATGGGCTTGCCGACTACGCTGCCCATGCCCGCGTTGAGCGTGCTGGCAATATAGTTGGTCATGCGGGTATAGTTATCGCCATGAATGACGGCGTTGCTCGACGTGTTGTGGCCGAACTGCGCACCGAAGTAGTTTCCACCAGGGCAGGGATTTGCGATCACGTCTCCGCGCGCTTGTCCGAGGGCCTGCAATTCGGCGTTGCTGTATTTTTGGTTCGCGTATGACTTTTGTGTCGCAATGATGCCCAGCAGAGGCTTGTTCAGCGTGCTTTGGTTGGGCGCCAGGTTGGCGAGCAGTCCAGCGATGAATCCCTGTGGGGAGATTAGGCGAACCACGCCGTTGACGTTGTCGTTGATGTAGCACCAATCACCCAGAAGAAGCTTGATGGCATAGCTGTCGATGCCGGCCGACGCAATCGTCGATGCGAAATTGGTAATCGTATCGCCGGCAGGGCTGGTCGAGATCATGTACGTGCCTTCGGAAAGACCGTATGTAACCTGTGTGGTCCATTGGGTCGAATCATCGCAATCCGCGAGCATCGCGACGCTACAACCCGTGCTGCGCAAAGAATACATGCCGGTCCGCGGAACAGTATCAACGCCGATGAGAACCGATGACGTGATAGTCGTCGCGCCGTCCGTGCCGCTGGAGAAAGTCGCGGTACTTGCCGTCGATGTGGCCGCGCCAATGCTGTCGAATATTTCTGGCACCTGGCCTGGAATGGCGAGAGTGAGTTTGGTCGTTGCGACCCCTGCGCCTGGACCGATACCTGCAACCATGCTGTTACCCAGCGTGCCGGTGTAGAACGCGGTCAGGGTGAGGGTAGCCCCGCTCGTCGTCGCGACAGCCATGCGAGAAGGACCGCGCAGGCCGCTCTGACCATTGTTGATCGCAGCGGCAATTGCGGTGGCGAGCGCAGAACTCGCGCAGGTGAATGATGCATGCGATGCAGTATCCGTGCCGTCCGTGACGCGCACGAGCCGCAGTGCAGCGGCCCCGCCTTGCAGCGATGCAGCGGCAACCGCCGTGTTGAGATCGTATTTGCGCGGTTGCATCGCGCCGAACTGGGCGGATGCGTCCGTGATTCCACTTGCAATGGTGGGGCTATTGACCGGACCCCAGATTGCCGTGCCGACGATGCCGAGAACATTCGTCGGAACGCCGTTCAGGAGCGTCCATGATGGCGGGACGATCTGAACAATCAGGCCGGGAACGATCAGGGCGGTGGTGTTGATCTGCCCTTGCTGGACAATCATGGTCGGACTCCTTGGTCAGGAAGGATGAAAGGGGATTATTCTTTGGAAGCGGGCTCAGGATGATCGGATGCGACCACATGAGTCGCGTGGGTTTCGAGCGCCTCTTTCATCGCATTTTCATTGCTGATGACGTCGCCCTTTTTGTAGTCCTTGAATTCCGATTTCACGACGAGAACGCGCATGGTTGCCTCACAGAGTGATGGTTTCGATGATGGGACCGGAGCCATCCTGGCCGCCGGATATGTTGATTTCTTCAATCGTCACGGTTGGCGCCGGAGTGATGATCGTCGTACCGTATTCGCACGAATAGATCAGATCGCGCCGGAATATTGCCTCTTTCTCTAGCTGGTCGGTGACCGGGCTGCTGACGTAGACCAAACGGCATTTTGTGCCGTCAGCCATCGACAGAAAGTTCATGCTCTTCAGCAACGGATCGAACAACTTCGCCGCGTTGTCACGGAGATCCGGCGACGGACACCACAAACTGATCATCACGTTGCGCTTCTGACGCGCGACTTCCTGAATTACGTTTCCAACCACACCGATCCGGGGAGAAACAGCATAGGCAGTAGGGATAGAAATAACCGGGCCGCTCGAAGTCGCGGCTGTGTTCACGTTAATCAGCGCTGCGAGGGCCGTGGCAATCGAGGTCAGCGTATCGTTCGCCTGTACGGCGTAGGAATATCCGAACCCGTTTACCACCGCCGCGACATTCTGCGGAACGCTCGGCGCGCCGCCAACCGTCAGCGTAATGCCCGATCCTTCGAGGATAAGTGATCCGCCTCCTTCGAGCAGTAGATCACCTCCGCCTTCCAATTCCAAACTTCCGCCAGCGGCATTTGCGGCCGTCAGCGTGAGCGTCGGCGCAGGAAACGGCAGCAAAGCTTCGTAATCAAGACCGTAACGCGTGACGTTCTGCTCAACCCTCATAGGGAAGACAGAGACATCAACCGTTCCAGCAGCTATGTCCGTATCGAGTTGATCTGGCGTAGGCCAGCCGCGGTAAAGCTGCACGGCATGCGGGGCTCCGCCTGA